TGAGGACCCTGATAAAAGGGATTACATCGTATCCAACGCTAAAATAGAAGCGACTGGTTGGTATCCTGAATGGAGTTTGGATGGGGGTATTGCCGAACTAATAATGGCATATCAAATGGTAGTTCCAAAAATGAGTTCTGAATTTAGAAATGGGTTTCCGTTAGGATATGCACAAAATTTTTAACTATGAGTAATAAATGGGATGAGTTCATAGAAACTCCATCAAACATATTTGGATATCAAGTTCCATTATTTCAACCATCCGTATTTAGAGAATATAGAGGTGAAATATTTACAACCTTTCATTCGAAAGAACATCCCGTAATGAATTATGTGAGCGAAGGATGTGAAATTCACGGAAGATTCTCTCGTTCATACAAAGGAGTATTAAGAGGATTGCATTGGGATACTAAAACTTGGAAATTGGTTCAAGCCGCAGTTGGTGATATTTACTTAGTTGTTTTGGATATGAGAAAAGATTCCCCTACTTATGGAGATTGGGAATCTTATATAATTTCAGAAAGATTAAGAAATCAGGTATTAGTTCCACCGGGTTTTGCAAATGGACATTATGCATTAACTGATTGTATGTTTCATTATAATCTATTCTACAAAGATGGATATGTTGATGCAGATGAGCAAGGTGTTGTTAAATGGAATGACCCGGAATACCAAATGGAATGGCCAACTGATAAACCAATATTACAAAAACGAGATAGATAATGCCTACACTTTGGACATTTGGTGATTCATTTACAGCAGGGCATGGTATGAACGGAGAGATACCTGAATATCAACATGCTGATAAGAATTATAAATGGACGAAATTATTAGCTACTACATTGGATTATGATTTGAAAGATTGTAGTATGAATGGTAGTACAAATGAACTAATTTTACTTAGAGTAATAGAAAATTTAGAAAATTTTACTAAAGATGATATTGTTATCATTGGTAGCAGTACTATTACGCGATACGAATTTCCGTTTTATGATAAAAAGAAAGAAAAAAAGGAAGTTACGGATGGCTATATATATTTTTTAAACGAAATGGATTCTATATCATATGATATGATACGAAATGATTTTGAAACTTACGATGGAAACCCCATAAGTGAGATTGAATATAAAGCTAGTAAAGATTTTATGCAATATATGTTACCATCTACATATTATTACAAAAGAAGTTTAATGAATTTGGTAAATATGGCAAAATATTTACATAAATCAAATATAGTAAAAAATACTATCTTTTGGAATTTAGAATCAATTAGAACCGATTATGTTCCAAATAAACAACCATTGGTATTCAATATATTCGATGATTATTCCGAAATGTATGATTTTTCTTTATATGATACAGAGTATACTGGAGTAGATACATTCGATTATGGATGGCTCAATATATTTCGTAAATTAAAATTAACGATTTGGCACGATACCGAAGAATCAATATATGATTTCCATTTGTCAAAAAAAGGACACCTTTGGTTTGCAAATATTATGTTAAATAGATTGAATATAAATAAAAAAATTAAACCCGACAATATAATATGAACTACGATTTAATAATAGGATTTGGATGTAGCTTTACCGAAGGTGGGGGATTGGATAATCCAAATGTTTATAAATTTATAAAAAATATAAACGATGATTCGATTGGATTCATGCACCCAGATGTACTAAATTTTAAATATAATAATAATTTTATATCTTATTTATCAGAACTCTTTGAATGCAAATATATAAATTTTGGAGAATCGATGTCATCGAATGATTTGATTTTTCAAAAAATATACGATTATTTTAAAGGAAATGTTGTAACTAAACGAATATTATTTATAGGGCAAGTTACGATGTTTACAAGACAGCATGTTTATTATGATTATGCAAAAAAGTTTATAAAATTAAATAGAACGGAATTCGAAGAACCACCATTTTATGGTTCAGCCGAATTTAAACCATTACACGATTACTATACAAACTATTTATCATTTATTTATAATGAAGATAATGTGGTTTCTAATTTAGAAAAAAATATTGAATTGTATGATAATTGGTTACGATATAAAGGAGTTGATACATTGTGGTTATCATACGATGGCAATCCAATGCAGTTTACTGAATCCGATAAGTTTATAAAATTTAATGGAGATAATATGGGAGCTTGGGCTGAAAAAAATAAATTGAGAATTATGGATATACCCAATTGTCCCGTGCCAGACCCACATCTTAATTTAGAAGGTCATATGGAAGCTGCAAAACTTATGTATCAAAAAATAAAAAATAGAAAAACAAAAGTTATATGATAAAAAATTTAGAAAAATATCCAATTATAAGAGATATCAACCAAACTACACAATCTTTAATTGAATTTGAAGAACTAATAATAAAGCATTGGGAAGATGCCAAAATCAGAGGCCCAATACATTTATCAAATGGAAACGAAGAACAACTTATAGAAATATTCAAACGAATTAAAACAACGGATTGGATATTCAGTACATGGCGTTCTCATTATCATGCTTTATTAAAAGAAGTGTGTCCTGTTTGGATTGAAGAAGAAATTCTTAAAGGAAAATCTATAACTATTTGTAATTCGGATGAGAAATTTTATTCATCTGCTATTGTAGGTGGAACTTTATCTATTGCATTGGGTGTAGCAATGGGAATAAAAGAAAAAGGAAGCGATGAAAAGGTTTGGTGTTTCATAGGAGATATGAGTTTTGAAAGTGGTATATTCTATGAGGTTCACAAATACGCAAGAAACTTTGATTTACCACTTTATTTTGTAGTTGAAGATAATGATGTTTCAACTTATACACCAACCAAAGCAACTTGGAATACAAAAAGAGAAGTACCTTCGGATGTAATTTATTACAAATACAAATCAAAATTTCCACATTACGGAACGGGTAAGTGGATAGCATTTTAATATGTTATATAAAGATGAATTACATAATTTTGATAAGTTCGTTTCGGAGTGGAACTTAGATACCGAATATGTTTTATTTGGTGCAAGTAAAGAATGCGTTCAATTCATTAGAAGTTTAGATTTATTATTGGGAGATAGGAAATTAAAAATTAAATACATAGTAGACCATAGTATAAAAGATACTACAAATGTAGATGACATAAATGAAATCAGTTCCTTTTTTAGACAATCCAAAAATATTAAAATCGATAGAAGAAATATAAAGTTAATTCATATCGATGATTTCTCCGCTGAAATAGATGAAAAAGTTATTATAACAACCGATGTTTATAAACAACTTTATACAACATATTTAGATGAACATAATATAAAATATACTTGGTATAAAAATATTGTATCAATTTGGCCTTTCAAATATGAAAATAAAGTTCATATATTTCAAACGGATGTTTTGGTAACGGAACGATGTACATTGGCATGTTCTCATTGTAATATGTTTATGCCACATTTTGTATCACCAAATCATAGAGATTTTGAAATAATAAAATCGGATATTGATTTATTTTTTAATAAAGTAGATTATGTTAGTGTATTTCATTTGGTAGGTGGTGAACCATTTTTATATCCACATATAGAAGATGTTATTAGATATATTGTTTCAAACTATTCATTCAAAATAGATAAATTAATAATAACAACAAATGGTACAATTCTTCCAAAGCAGAGTACATTGGATTTATTAAAAAGTAGTGATGTTATTTTGAGTGTAAGTGATTATACAGATAAATTAGAAAATATAAAAGTAAAAGTTTTAAAAGTAATAGAAACTTTAAAATCTCAAAATATCAACCATTATGTTAGAAATGAAATTGAATGGTATGATTTTGGCGATTTAAGAATTAAGAAAAATCTACCAACCGATAGACTAATCAAACATTTTGATAGTTGTACTGCACCATTTAGAGGATTAAATGATGGTAAGTTTTATTATTGCCATCTTAATACTAGCGCTGTATTAACAAAGTTATTTCCATTAAATGAAAATGACTATGTGGATATAAACACAATTTCAAAAGAAGAATTACTAAAGTTTGATTTGGGTTATACTGATTTAGGATACATCACATTTTGCGATAATTGCAACGGATGTAATACCGGAATTAAAGTACCAGTAAGTTACGAAAAACAAGGAATACGAGATTTATGAAAGTAATAATTGATATAGATAATACATTATGTAATAGTAACATAAGATTTGCATTGGCAACAAAACCTAATGGAAAAATTGATTGGGAAGCTGCGCACATTCCTAACAATATTTTAATGGATGACCCATTTTATCCTATGATTGATTTAGCAAAAAAATATAAAAAAGATGGATTTGAAATTATATTGCTTACGGGTAGACCGGAATCGGTTAGAGAAGTTACAGAAGAATGGTTAAAAAAATATGAAATCCAATATGACCAATTAATTATGAGAAGTTGGGAAGACAATTTTTTAAAAGCACCAAATTACAAAAAGAAAATGTATAAAACTTATATCAAAGAAGATGTATTTTGTGCATACGATGATGACCAACGAATAATTGATATGTGGATTGAAATGGGAATACCTTGTTTTAAAGTTTATGTTATTGATTAATAGAAATCCGCAAACATTAGAAGAATTAGGTTCAACCTATATTGGTCCTCTAGTATTCAATTACTTTAAATGGTTAATTGATAATTTAAATGGTGCCGATTTGGTTTTATTTAATTCTAGAGAAGGATATTTCTTAAAACAAATTTGGGAAATCTATAAAAATGAATACGATTTACCAAAGAGTGTATATTTTAAAACATCTCGTAAATTGGCATCGATGATATCATTTACAAATGAAATTGAAATATATGATTCATTTAAGTTGCATAGATATGAGGGTGATATAAACGATTTATTATTTGATAGATTTGGTATTAAAACTAATACGGAAAATCAATGGATTGATACAAAGAAAGAATTGCCTGATTTGAATAAGTGGATTGAAACGATTATTATCAAATCAAATGAACTTAGAATTGAATATAAAAAATATATAGATGATGTAATTGGTTCTGCAAAAAAAATTGTAATGGTAGATAGTGGATTTCAGGGAACAACGCAATATTATTTGGAAAAAGTTTATGGTTATAAGTTCATAGGAAAGTATTTTACATACAAAGGTAATTTGCCTATAAACGATGCGGAAGGATTATATCCATTTTATGAAACAAAATTTAAAGATAATATAATATTTTTTGAATCCGTTTTTGTAGATAAAGTTGGAACGCATATTGATTTGATAAATGGCGAATTTATTAATGCTGATTGGGAAATCACCGAATCCGATTTTGAAGATAAGAAAAAAATAATAGATGGAATAAAGCACTATATAAAATCCAATATATCACTTTCACATTTATATTCGCCACAAATAGAATTTGGCGACTTTATGTTTGATAAAATGTGTCAAAGGGGATACATACAAAATGAAACTCTATTCGATAGTTTTAAGCATGATAATAAATTTGTTAGAAATATTATTAAAAAAGTAGATAGAAGATAGTTATAATAAAGATAATTGGTTATGATGCAAAATGAAGAAATTTCGTTTAAGTTCTATTTTGAGAATGTTGATAAATTTGGAAGAATATTACCAAATAATCTATCAAAGGATGAATTGAATCATTACAATACTTTGTGTTCCGAAAAATATGATTGGGATTCATTTATTCAAAATGGATATTCTACCAAATCATTAAGTACATTTTATAGAGCATATGCTCATACTAAAAAATTATCCACAACAAATATAAATGATGATAATTTAATTTATCTATGTGAGAGTTACGAACCATCTCCTTATTTGGATACATTTATTCAAAATATGGATTCGAAGGTATTTGATAAATTAAAAAATAAAAATATAAAAGTTATATTCAATTGGGCAGGTGAAGCACTATATGATGATAGAATAAACTCAAGTTTAGAATCAGAATTCGAAAAACATAATTTAGATATTAATTTAGTTTTCATATTGACGAGTGCAAACAATATAAAAAACACATCAAAAATAAATTATATATCAGACCATTTTTTCTTACAAAATACAGCAAATTCTTTAAAATTATTTTTAACACATAACACTGCTAAAAATATGAACAATGATTTTGATTGGAGTTCTGAAATAGTTAATTACGATGCATTTAACAAATATAAATCTAAACATTTTATATCATTAAATAGACAGGTTAGTAGACCACATCGATACGCCTTTGGTTTGTTTTTAGAAAAACACAACTTATGGGATAAAGGTTATTTTAGTTTTTTACATATGATGGATGATGTTAATCAATGTTTTGAAACTCTTTCTATGAATGATTTCAATTCATATGGCGAATTCCATACTTCTTTTAAATCAAAAATACCAATGCATGTTGATACTCGATATTTAAAGAATCAAAATAATCTACATGCATTTAGAGTATCTGAAATATATTATAAACCTGCATACGAAGATTCTGTAATTAATATTGTTACCGAAACAACATTTTCAAATAACAAAGTATTCATATCCGAAAAAACATTTCATCCAATAATAAATTTACAACCATTTATTATATTTTCTTCAAACGGACATTTGCAGGAACTAAAAAGATTAGGATTTAGAACATTCGATGGATTGATTGATGAGAGTTATGATTTAGAAGAAAATTCTCAAAAAAGATTTAAAATGGTATGCGATGAAATATTAAGATTATCACAAATGGATATTTCAGAATTAAATAAATTATATTTATCTTATAAAGAAGTGTATATACATAACAGGCAACATTTATTAAAATTTACCAATTACGATTACTTCTACAATTGTTTACAAAAAATAAAAAACTATGGAATTTAAAGGAAAAAGAGTTTTAGTTACGGGTGCAAATGGTTTGGTAGGATTACCAACTATTGAAAAATGTTTAGAAGAAGGAGCCGATAAGGTGATAGCAGTTGATTTAAACATTGGAAAAAAATTAGAATCATTACAAATGAAGTATGGTAGAGAAAAACTAATACTTGTTAAAACTGATTTAACATATTTATCGCATTGCGAAAATTTATTTCACGATTTTAAAATAGATATCGTTCTTCATATTGCCGGAGTAAAAGGTTCACCAGCCCGTTCATCACAAAATCCAGCTGATTATCTATTCCCAATGTTGATGTTCAATACTAATATGATTAAAGCATCATTTGATGCAAAAGTTGATTGGTTCGTTTATCTTTCATCGGTAGGTGTATATAAACCAACGGATGTAATGAATGAAGAAGATATTTGGTCACAAGAAGAAACTTGGGCATCGACTCCATCTCGTTTAGATTGGCATCCAGGTTGGACAAAGAGAATGGGAGAACTCACATTGGATTCATTAAGAGTTCAGTATGGTTGGGATAATTGGACTGTAATCAGACCTTCAAACATATATGGAACAAACGATAATTTCGCACAAGATGCAACTGTAATTAGTTCTAATATATGGAAGTTATTTAATGTAGAAGGAGATGATATGGTTTGCTGGGGAAATGGTTCTTCTAAACGAGATTTTGTATTTGGAGATGATGTAGCTCAAGCCACCATTGATGTTGTTAAGAAGGAAGTTAAAGATATTATTAACTTTGGGTGTGCGGAAGCAGTAACCATTAAAGAAACAATTGAAACTATTGTTGAATGTTATACCGAAATCACAGGTAAAACTAAAAATATTATTTGGGATGAAACTAAAACAAACGGAGACCCAATTAGATGTTTAGGTTCTAAAAAACAAAAACAATATGGAATCCTACCACAAACTACTTTAAAAGAAGGATTAAAAAAATCAATTTTAGAATATAAAAGCAGATTATAATGAAACATTTAGTAGCGGCAGGATGTTCTTTTTCTAGTTTGGTAAAGCCAAATGTAGATATGCCAACCGAATATGATTTGGCAAAAAAAGACAAAACTACATGGACTTGGATAGAATGGATACAACATTACGAAGGAGATAAATATCAAATTCATAATTACGGATGTCCTACCAATGATAATGATACTATTGTAGAAAGCGTATTATATGGTATTAATAAATTATTAAAAGAAGGTGTAGATAAATCGGATATAGAAGTTATAATACAATGGTCTGCTGTAAGTAGGAATTCATTTTTTATTCCAAAAGGAATGGTGGATAGAAGTAAGATGGGCGTAACTACACATACTAACGATTTTATAACGGAAAAACGATACAAATACGAACACGGATTTAAATATTTAACAGGTGGATACAATCGAACAAATAATTTAGATGAACTTAATGATATTGTATTCAATTATTTGGGTATGGAATATTCAAATGAAGAAAGAATAATAAGTTTTTTAAAAAATATAATTTTTATTTCAAGCTTTTGTAAATCAAATGGAATAAAATATAAATTTTTTACGATGGGAAATAATTTTTCATCGAACATATTTACAAAATACGAAGATATAAATAAAAAACTTAAAACACAGCAAGAGCCGCATATGGATATCAGACCTGATATTTTGGAAAAAAGACTTGTTGGGGATAACTGGAATGCATCGATATTAATCGATATACCTTACATTAATTATTTATTTGAATTAATCGATTTAAACGATTTTTGGTTTTATGAAATAGAAAATTATCATAAGTTTGGTGGTGCAATAGAATGGTCTATTGGAGAATGGGGGAGTGGTGTAAAAGATGATTCTGGATTTGGATTGAGTGAATTGGTATATTTTGAAATGGAAGGATTGAGTGAACAAGAAAAGGCAGATTATTTCAAACATCGTTCATATGGCCACCCATCTGCATTGATGTGGAGAAAATTTTATTTTGAAGTTTTAAAACCTAATTTTTTATGAAATATGTAATTACAAACGGATGTTCTTTTACAAGAGCAGGTAGAATCAATATAGATGTTACAGATAGTAATTTTATAAAAGAAGATGATATGTCCGGTCACGGTGATTCATCTGAATTTAATTATTATCCACACTGGATTCAATTGTTAAATTCTGAATTAAAAGTAATCAATTTAGGAAATGTCACAAATGATAATCAAGTTATAGCTAGAAATCTGATATACAAAATAGAAAAAATGAAAAAAGAAGGAATATCGCCTTCGAATATATCAGTAATAGTTCAATGGTCATCTTTTTATAGAAATGCATATTTTGTATCACCATCTAAACAAGAAGAAAATCCAAAATTAAAATTACCACAACATCGTAAGAGATGGGATGATGATTATGCACATATTAATGATTTTGTGGAAGAAAAAAATCAAATAGGTGAAAAAGGATATTATTTTCTTTCGGGTGGATTTGGTATGGACCACATAAAAAATCCTATGAAAGAATTTGCTTATCTTAATTTAGGACATTTACATTCGTATGAAGAACGTCTATTAGTATTTTTAGAAACAATTGTAATGCTACAAATGTATTTTAAATCAAATGGTATTAAATACAAAATGTTTAATATTGCTAATAACTTTTCAGATGAATATGTATTGAATTGTGTAAATGGAGGAGGATTTCCTATTTTTAAACCAAATGGTTCTAAGAATAATGAAATGTATGAACTAATTAAAAATAAATATATACCAAATACTTGGAATTCTAAAATGGAATATTTTGAAAATCCATATTTGAATCATTATTACAATATGATTGATTGGGATTCGTTTTGGTTCTATGAAGAAGAAAATTTACATAAATTTGGCGGAGTTACCGAATGGGCTATTAGAAATTTTGATATCAATTATAATGATGGTATAAGTGCTAATGTTTTATTTATGGAACAATATAGAAGAGGTGTAATACATACAGAAGAGAGTTTAATTGATATTTATAAAGATGGTAATTGCCCGTTAGGACATGTATCGGCTAGCTTATATAGAAAATTTGTAAAAGAAATTGTATCTAAATGGAATCTTTATTAAAAGAAGAATTATTAAATAATGGGTATATATCTTTTCATTTAAAAAATTTAGATGAAAATATTTACAATAATTTTGAAAGTATATTTCCAATTGGTAATTTAAAACCGGAAATGTTTAAAAATTTAAAACACGCCATACCGGTAGATATTGGATACCAATATAATAATCAATCTTTAATGAAGAAATCATTTGAAGAGCTTGATATTATAAAAAAAGATATCATAAATAATTATGAATCGGATTGTAATCAAGTTTGGTTTTACGATTGGCTATTCAATGTAAATACGGAAAATAATCCATTAGATAGAATAGTAAGACCCATATTTAATAAATTTTATGATAGTGAATTGGAAGCAGCTAATTCACAAGTTACATTGTATAATGATGGCTGTTATCTTAAAAATCATCGTGATGGCAATGGTGAATATAGTGGGTTTAGAAGATGTGCTATATTATTTTATCTATCAACCGATTATGAAAAAGGAAAAGGTGGCGAATTGGTATTATCATCCCACAATGAAACTGAATTGATAGTAGAGCCAATATATGGTAATGTTGCTATATTGGATTTTACAAAACATGATGTATGGCATAGAGTTGAAAAAGTAATTGGATATAACAGATATTGTTTTATAAGCTTTTGCTAATGACTGAATTAAATAAAATAGAATTATTCGAAAAAGGATATACAACATTTAATTTATATGATATAGATGATGTTGAAATTCATAATTCATTGAATGAATTGTATTCTATGAGTAATGTTGAATTTAAAACTTTACGATATAAAAATATACATTCGGAAGAAGCTACATTTATAAAAGATTCATTTGAAAATTTAGAAGAAATAAAAAATTCTACTAAAAAAAATAATTTATACGAAATCTGGTATTACAATGATGTAAATAAAGATAAGTTTAAAAAACCATTATTAAATAAAATAAAGAATTTTTTTTATAACGAAGGAATTGATGAATTTTATCATAGTTCTTATATAACAATGTATAATGATGATTGCTTTCTAATAGAGCATTGTGATGGATTTAATCCAAATTCAAAATATAAATGTGTTATATTAATTTATCTAAATAAAGAAGATGAAATCCAAACAGGTGGAGAGTTAATATTAAATGGTAATATTGAAGTTAAACCAATAATTGGCAATGTTGCTATAATGGATTTTACAAAAAATGATGTAAAGCATGGTGTTAAAAAAGTTAGTGGATATCAAAGAAAATGTTATCTAAATTTTTGTTAATATCAAAAAAAATTAGTATCTTTATAGATTAATACCAAATAATATGAATCAACCATTTAAATTATATACTTTAGATTCTAATGACCAATCTATTTTAAAAAAGGTCTTAGAATTATCTACTAATATAGAGAATATACGAGCATCCGCTGAAGGTGTGGGTAATCAAAGTTATTCATTCCCAACTGGGTTTGATAAAACATTTGAAAATTCAGAAAAAGAAAAAGAAAGAATCTTAAATGAAAATACTAAATTAAGTCAAATTTGGTATACATTAAATAAGCCTGAAAATAGAGTTGAAGTTGAAAAAATGTTAGAAAGGCATTTTAAAACTTTATATCCGAATATAAATTATCCATTAGAAATTCTATGGAATGTTACAATGTATACAGAAGGATGTTTTATAGAAGAACATATTGATGGTAGAGATTCCGACAGAATGGCTGGATTTTTATTTTACTTAAATGAAAATTATGATGTTGATAATGGTGGTCTACTAAGAGTTATAGACCCAAATACAAATGAAATAATAGATGTTGCGCCTGAATTTGGACAAGCAATATGTATTGATTATATAAATAATGAGGTGTCGCATGAAGTCACACCAGTTACAAACGGAAAAAGATTAGCAATTTGCGCATTCATTCATAAACGAAATCATATGGGAAAAAGTTACAAAATTTTAGTTACAGGAGCAAGTGGATTTATTGGTTCACAATTAGTTAAGAGTTTAAAAGAAAAAGGATATTGGAATCTACGAACTACATCATTCAGTAGAGATTTGCCTGATACAATAGAAAATAAACAATCTATTGAGCATATTAAGGGTGATTTACGAGATGCTGAATTTTGTAAACAAATTACAAAAGATGTTGATGTTGTATTCCATTTAGCAGCAAATACTTCAAATGCATTGGATACGAAATTTAATCCATTGTTGCATGTAACTCCAAATGTTATAATGAATGTTAATATGATGGAGCAAAGTTGGGTAAATAGTGTTAAGAAATTTATGTTTATTTCTTCAAACACAACATATCCTGATATGAAAAATGAATTTTGTACCGAAGATATTAATGTACATGCTACCCCATTATTACCAATTTATAAAGCAGTTGGTGGTATGAAACGATATGGTGAAATGTTATGTGATTTCTTTTCTAATCAGATTGAAAATCCAATGCAATGTATAATTATCAGACCTTCGAATGCATTCGGACCGAATGATAAGTTTGATTTCGAAAAGTGTCATGTTACTCCTGCAAACATTCGTAAAGTAGCAGATGGATTAGACCCAATACCAGTATGGGGTGATGGAACTGAAATCCGAGATTTACTACATGTTGAAGATATGGCAGATGGTATGATATTTTTAGCAGAAATGGTGGATAGATATTCTATTTATAATCTTTGTTATGGTGAAGGATTTAGTGTAAATGAAGTTTTAGGTTGGATTAAAGAATTGGATAACAATGATAAACCAATCGATTATGTAAATAACAAAGCACCTATGATTCCAGTTAGATTATTATCATCTAAAAAAATTAATGATTTAGGATGGAAACCAAAGAGAGATTTAAAACAAGCTCTTAAAGAAACATTGGAATGGTATAAAGAACATAAACACTTATATAATCCTAATTCGAAGCCATAATGGATAGTATATTATTTTCTGGTTGCTCATTTACATATGGAGAAGGATTGTGGCGAGAAACAAAAGATACACATCAAAATTCAATTAATCAGAAATATTTAATTGAAAATAGGTGGATAACCAAAGTATCAAACCATTTTAATAAAAATTGTATTTCAAAACAATGGAATGGTGGAAATAATATCGGTTCTATAAAATATACTATGGATGAAATTGATGCTACGAGTTGGAATGAACATAATATTAAATTGTTAATATTTCAAACTACTCAATTTGGTAGGCATATTATGAGTATAAATGAGCAAGTGGATGCTATTGAAAATATGGTAATCAACTTAGAAAATAAAAATATACCTGTTAGATTTATCCATTGGATGTGGCCGGATGTTACTGAATCGGAGTTAAAACTTTTATCAGATAACAATATTGATAGTAAATTATCTTCAGAAATCGTAAGAGATAGAACTATTTATATTTTAAATAATTTTAATTTTGATACAATGACTGACCCTGGTAGTTATAAAAAAATCGGTAGTAATTCAAACAAATATACATTAGCTGCAAAATTTAATTGTACCGATTTTCATATGAATCAAGAAGGACATGATGTTTTAGCAAATGAAATAATTAATTATATAGAAAAAAATAAGTTACTATGAGTTCACCTCAATATTCTCCTTACAAAGATGCATTAACAAATGCAATGTCGGATTTAGCAAAATTAGATGATACAATATTCATTGGTCAACAAATCATTTACGCCGGAAATCCTATGAGTACAACATTGGGAGGAGTTCCTAAAGAAAAGATGATTGAAGTTCCTGTTATGGAAGAAACGCAAATGGGAATGAGTTTAGGATTGGCTATAACGGGTAAAAGAGTTATTACATTTTATCCTCGTTGGGATTTTATTATATCGGCAACCAACCAATTGGTTAATCATTTAGATAAATACGAATTAATGACTGGTAAAAAAGTAAATATTATAATTCGTTTGGGTAAAGGAGCAGATACTCCATTAGACCCTGGTCATCAGCACAAAGGAAATTATTTTGAAGAATTTAAATCTATTTGTAAAAATATACAATTTCACGATTTAAAAACCCCATCTGATATTGAACTGGCATACAAATCGGCAATTAATGATGGTGGTATACATTTATTAGTTGAATATCCTGAACTTTATTATAGTTAATGAAAGAGTTAATATTAGAAAATGGTAAAGTCATTTACGATGAAATTTACGATGGTGGTGGTAGTTCGTTTGGCGTAAACTCTTTGCGAGATGAAAGAGTAAAATCAATTGTAAAAAAGGGTAACATATTAGAAATGTGTTCAGGCCCAGGTTTTATGGGATTTTATTTAAACTTTGAAGGATTTGCCGATTCTTTAGTTTTATCGGATATAAACGATGCACACAATTCATACATACGGCAAACCATTTTACAAAACAATTTAATGAACACCAAATTTATCCAATCGGATGGATTTAAATCATTTCAAATTCATAATATGTTTGATACCATAGTTATGAATGCACCACATTATGCATCTCCTAGAAATGGTGGATATGTTAGTATGGAAGAAGAATTAATATGTTTAGACCAAGATTTAGAATTTCATAAACATTTTTTTAAATATGCTAAAAATTATTTAAAAAAGGATGGAGTCATAATATTGGTAGGAAATATGGGTGGGATACAACCTGAAGAAATAATGCAAATAGGTGGAAATGATTATACTTATAGTTTAATTGCATGTGAGAGATATGGTTGGATTAGAGATTCTAGGTTTTATGTTTTAGAAATAAAAGTAAATGAATAGTAAAGAAAAAATAGTAATTGGATACGATATATTATTTCCATATAATGAAGTTCCAAATTGTTTAAATCCAAAATATTTGGAATTTGCTTACCATACTGATTGGACTTTTGATACATCGGAACATTATTTCAAAAACAAAATAAAAGCAATTTGGCCGGTATTTAATGCAAGATTTAATGTTCAATTGAATGATGAAGAGGGAAATCCTGGTTATTTTGGAATAGAGACTCGTTCGGTACATAGTATTATTAGAGAAAGAGAACGAGGTAATTGTTACGATTGGTATTATTTAATAGAACCATATGGTGACATTGCAAATTTTTTAGGATTAGATAAATTTTCAAATAATATTCCATTTAACAAATTAATCCCATCCAAAACATTGGAAGAAATTAGAGAATGGGGTGGTAAATTAGTCATCAACTATGTTATTGATGGGAATATCAGTAAATTTCAACTTATTAAATTATATAAGTGTTTACTGGATTTAAACATCCCATTTAAAAAAATAATAATATGCCACAATGATTTTAATTTGGAAAAAATGATGAAACCAATTTTTGGTGAACATATGCCTAAATTGATTCATTTTTGTTGGTCTTTAAATTCCAAAGCTGAAGAATATTTTAAAAAATTAAATCAAGACGATTATAATTTTTGGCAAGATGACCATAAAAAGGCATCGTATAATTTCTTATCAGAAGATGAAGTATCAAATTTTGATAATAAAATTCATAAGTTCAATAATTTCAATAGAAGAATCAGATTCCATAGAGCAGAAGTTTTATATTTTTTATGGAAAAATAATATGATTGAAAATAACTTAATAAGTTATGATGCCGATTTATTCTTAGAAGGACCAATGGATGATATGAAACATAGATTGGGTGAACAAGAGTATAGTGAATTTATAAATTACATAAAGCAAACATCCCCTCGAATAATAGATTATGAAAATTTAGATAATGTATGGGGATATGGATTTGAAAATAAAGAAGTTTATTTAAATTCATTGATATCAATTGTATCGGAAACTCTTTTTTACGAAGAGAGTGGGTATCTTTCTGAAAAGATTTGGAAACCAATAGTACATGGGCACCCATTTATATTAATAGGGCCCGCTAATTCTTTAAAATTTTTAAAAGAGGAATTTGGATTTAGAACATTTCATCCTATAATTGATGAGAGTTATGATTTGGAAGAAAATCCTAAAAAAAGATTAGAACTAATTTTTAAAGAAATAAACAGATTAAATAGTTATTCAATAGATGAACTAACGGAAATAATTAAAGAATTATTACCAAACATCATACATAATAAAAAGTTGATGTATGAGATTGGAAGTAAACATATATCGTTAGACCATCATCACTTTTTAAAATTAACAGGCAGAGGTCATTTAGTACCAAAGCCAAAAATATCAATATTATGATGAATCCATTAAAGTATCTGAAAGAGTTGTATGAGCAATACAAAATGAAGAAAAGAATCAAAAAAAAGTTAGCAGAACTTAAAAAAAGAGACCCATTTGTTTATAAAAACTTCTAAACTTAACTTTTGGAATATTTATATGTATGAATTTGAACGAAGTAGATAAACCAGTAGTTAGAAAGACCATAGTAGTATATTCGGGTCGTTTTCAACCATTCCATAAAGGACATTATCTTTCGTATTTAAAACTTTGTAAAAAGTTTGGTACAGACAATGTCTATATTGGTACGTCTAATGATACCTCTGGTCCAAAATCCCCTTTTAATTTTAATGAGAAGGTAAAGATAATGACTACTATGTTTGGTATACCATCAAATAAAATAGTTCAAGTTCGTAATCCATATGCTCCAAAAGAAATACTATCTCAATTTGATGGTAAAACAACTCAATATATTGCAGCAGTTGGAGAGAAGGATGCAAATAGATTACAAGGTAAGTATTTTAAACCATATAAAGGCAAAGCTGGATATGGATACGAAGAAATAGGTTATGTTTATCCCGTTCCTGCTGAAACAAATGCAATTAGTGGAACCGATGTTCGTAATTGGTTAGGCAAGGATAATAAAGATAAAGAAAAAGGATTTTTAAAAGCATATCCTAAATTTGATAAAGAAATTTTTAAAATGATAACAGGCAAATTAAACGAATCGGTAAATACAAATCCATCTGATAAATTAAGACCAGAGCCACATCCAACAAGACACGAAACCGAACATCCATCTAACGAACCTGATTGGCATAATACATCCGAATTATATGACCCAATTAGCGAAATATTGGGTAAAGCGGTAGCTGAAGATATGTTTGAGGAGTTTGTTAAAACATATTTTAAAGAAGAATCTGAAGGTGAAAAATTAGGATTAGTCCATTTGGGTGGCGGATACTATGGTAAAGATAAAGGACAACCTGCTACTCATAAATCGGAAAATGGTAAATTGAGAGCATTAACTCCTGCTGAAGCAGCAGCTGAAAAGCAGAAGCATATGGCTAAAGGCCCATCCGATGCACCTGCGAACGAACCAAAACCATCTCAACCAGGACAACCTGTAAATAAAGGAGCAACGGCTCAAGGTAAAGTAGATAAAGCAAAAGAAGAACCAACTACTGATAAAAAGGGTGGGGAAGAATCTGGCCAACAAGCGCCTCCTCCTGAGCAAAAATTAAGTGGAGATGAATTAAAATCTTCTGCGGAGATGAGTGATTCCGAAAAGAATAAAATCAAAGTAAAAGAAGAATTAGATTCTGTTAGAAAAAATTTATCTAAAGAAGAAAATGATGTTATAGATACAACAAACGACCCTAATTCATCAACTAGAAAAGGATTTGTAGATAATATAAAATCAGGTTTACAGCAATTTGGTAATGGATTAAAACATTGGGCTGAGCATAAAAAGGAAATGATTGGCGGAACAATGGATGCCGTTAAAGCATTAGCTAGTGGGCAAAAGATTGGTTCTACAAAAAATAAAGAAACAGGTGAGTGGGAATATTCGGATGAAAAAAGAAAAGAACAATTACATCATGTAAAACATTTTGCTATTGATACTGGATTAATATTAGGTTCAATGGCATTGGGTGGAGCAGGTGTAGCGGTAGCTAAGACTGTTATGGCAGGGCAAGGTTTAGCCGCAGCCGGAGGAGCCGCTGTGCATGGTGCCGTTGGTGCATTTACACATGGTGTAGGTGGATTTGGCGCTCACCTTATGAAAGATATTGCTAAACACGCTACATTAGAATCTCTTGGATTGGGAGCAAGTCAGGCAGCTGGAGCAGGTGCTGGATTATCAACCGCAACAATGGGATTATTAGAAATCTCAAATGGCGATGATTCTAATACATTTTTGAGTAATCTAATTGGTAGAGTTTCCAAAACAATGGAAACATATAAACTAAATGATGAGCAATTATTAAATTCAATTCAATCATATAAAAAACAAGAGCCAATGGCTAAAGCGGCTGATTTGATGAAGGAAGATTTATCTGATACAAAAAAACAATCAATCAGTCATTTTGTGGAATATGCAACTAAAAGATTAAAATTGGCAGAAACTCCTAATATAACATTGGTTGGAGGAAATGAATATGGTAATGTAAAATCATCTTTAGGTGGATATAATCCAGCCGATAAAACAATATATGTTGCAACCGAAGGTAGATTAACTGCTGATATTTTAAGAACGATTGCACATGAAATGGTTCATAGAAAGCAAGATGAATTAGGATATATTAAAGATTCGGTACAAGATGGAGCCGATGGTTCTCCAATAGAAAACCAAGCTCATTCAGTTGCTGGAATTTTAATGAGAGAATATGGTAGAATTAATAAACAAATTTATAATGAAGATGTTAATGTAGATGTTGATAAAGGTGATGAGATTTTAATGGGTAAGTTTAAAAACAAAAAAGTTACCGTTAAAGATATTGGAACTGATGACCATGGAATGCCAACAATCAATGGTAAGCAAGCTACTACATTCCGAATCCCACGAGGTGAAAGTGTAAATGAAGTTGGTTCAAATGACTGGAGATTCAAAGCAATTATGAATATGTGGGATAAGGGTGGTTCATTTGTTAGAAAGAAAATCGCAGCAGTAGTTTGTAAAAATCCAAAAGCAGATAGAAATGATGTAGCAAGAGAATTGAGAAGTTTTGGATATAGAGATATTACAGGTGTTGGCGATGAATTGGGATTAGACGAAAAAAAAAATCTTAAAGAGAAACTATCACAATCCAATTTAAATAGTGTTGAAAAATACGCAGATAAAGAATTATCTCCTGCTGATATAGAATTTAGTAATCATTTTTTCGATAGAGTAAATGATGCTCGTAATGGAAAAGAAATATCAGAACCAGAATTAACTGGCTTCTTCAAAAGATTGGCTAGACACAAAAAAGAATTTTTAGATTTTTTAGATAAATACAATCAAATCGTAGTTAAAGATACGAGAAGTGATATCAATATTCCATTTGTAAAAATGGCAAATAAAGTTATTGCTAAGACTATAATGAGAAAGGGTGAATTTCAAACATCATCTCATACGATTGTAAATGAAGCACAGGCCGTTAGTGGTGGTAAGGTTCATAAATTCATTACTGGTAAAAATTTAGGATTCAAAGGTAAGAAGTATTCTGAAATTGAATTTGAAACATTGGGAATCGATAATAGAAATCAGACTGTTAGATTAAAAATCATAGCACCAAAAGAAATTGGTGGTAATGAAATGAGTTTAGATTTCAGAACAATTAGAAGAGGTCCTTTTTTCAAAACCGATACCCGTTCTCACTCAATAAATGAAGGATTAATATTAGAAGGTGGGGCATATGGACATATGAGTCATCCATTTGATGATATGGGTTTAACTTTTGGTGATTTAAAGAAAATTATCAAAGGAGCATTGACGGGTAACTTAGAATTGACAAGAGAAAAAACCGATGGACAAGCATTGGCAATTAGTTGGAAAAATGGTAGATTAATTGCAGCAAGAAACAAAGGACATTTACAAAACGCAGGAGCAAATGCTATGGGTATTGAAGATGTTGCATCGAAATTTGCCGGTAGAGGTGGTTTAACCGATGCTTACAATTTTGCTATGAGAGATTTATCTGCAGCAATTAGTTCATTATCTGAAGCACAAAGAAATAAGATATTTAATGAAGGACAATGTTTTATGAATTTGGAAGTAATATGGCCAACTTCGGTAAATGTTATTCCTTACGGACAGGCTTTATTGGTATTTCATAATACAACTTGTTATGATGAGAAGGGTGTTGCAGTTGGTGCAAATCAAGGAGCAGCAACTATGTTAGCAGGAATGATTAAGCAAGTAAACGCTGATGTTCAATCGAAGTATACAATACAAGGCCCACCTGTAACAGAACTACCTAAAAATGAGGAGTTAAGTTCAAAGCAAACAAAATACCTTACTCAATTACAAAAGCTACAATTTCAGTTCCAATTATCTGATAAGGATGGTGTATCTGAATATCATCAAGCATGGTGGGAAGATTTTGTAAATAAAAGCGGTGTTAAATTACAAAAATTAGAAAAAGAAGCATTAGTTAGAAGATGGGCATTTTATGATAAATCATTCCGTTTAAATACTATTGCCGATAAAGATGCTCAAAAATGGGCAATCGAACACGATAAAGTAAATGTAGCAAAACAACAAAAAGATAATGTTAGACAATTTGAAGAAATATTTTTGGGTGTTGGGGCAGATGTTCTTTCATTTATGGGTTCAGTTTTAACTGTAAATCCAGATGCGGCAGTTCGTAATATGAAGGATAGATTGAAATCAACCGCAGAAAAAGTTAGAGGAAGTGGTGACCCATCTAAAATAGCTAAATTAAAAATGGAATTAGCTAGATTGGCTAGTATTGGTGGTAAAGATAAGATAGTTCCAAATGAGGGTATTGTATTTGTTTATAAAGGAAACACTTACAAACTTACGGGTACATTCGCACCATTGAATCAAATATTAGGTATTTTTTACGAATAAAAAATTATATATATACATATATACAAAGGTTATTAAATAGAATATTATGGCAAAAAGAACAAGTTTTGAAGAAAAAAATAAACACATTCACAAATCTCGTAAATTAATCATAGACACTGTCTTTGGTAGAACGGATGATAATCAAAATGTATTTGGTTATGAAAAAGAAGCTGAGAAAAAGAGAGAAGTTGGTGAGAAGTGGGTAGATGGTGATGGTAAAGAGTGGGAGCAAAAAGAAGGATTTAAAATCAATACCACTAAAATGGATGAGGTTAGAGAATTCTTAAAAAAAGTAACTACTTGCTCAGGAGAAAATTGTAAAACTATACAATATAGTAATGCTGATAAAAAGTTAATAGCTAAAACCGGATTATGTGCAACTTGCTTAGCTAAAAAAGAAACTCCTTTGAGAGCGGATGGTACTTGGCCTTTCTACGAAGATTATAAGATAACTTTGAATAAGTTAGATTATGCTAGAGATATGAAAGTTCAATACGAAGAAGCATTGAGTGGCATCAAACAGCAAATTGAAATGGTTAATGAGGATGGAACTTTTAGTAAATGGCAATGGGATATTGATATTGAAAAAGTTAAATCTGATTTACAAAATGATATTAATGAGGCATACGATTCTATTGAAGCGTTATTAGAGCGTAAGTTAGCATTAGAAGATAAGTTACGTGAATTAAATCATCCAGAATTAATAAAAAACTAAATTATGAAAAAATTCTTAAACATTAAGAACATTGCAATTGCAGTATTAGTTGTAATTGTATTATTAGAACTTTGGAATCCAGGTGGAGTTATGCCAGGTAAAACTATCAGAATCGATGGTAAGAAATATGAAGTTATTAAACATGAAATTGATACAATCGATGTAATCAAAACTAAAGTAGTAACTAAGAAAGGTGAAGATATCTATCACGAAACAATCGTTGAAAAGGAAGTACAAATTCCTGCAGTAGTAGATACTATGGCATTACTTAAAGATTACTATTCAAAAGTATTATATAAAGATGTGTTAGTATTACCTGATTCGTTAGGAATTGTGGCTGTAACTGATACGATTTCACAAAACAAAATCTTAGGTAGAACTTTTAATGCAAATGTGAAACAAAGAACTATTAAAGAAACCACAATCGTAAAAGAATTACCTAAAACAAAAGTATTCTACGGATTCGAAGGTGGATTCAACAAACAAGATGTTGTATCTCACATTGGAGCAGGTGTTATATTAAACACTAAAAAGGATAAATTATTCCATTTAGGTGTTGGTGTTGCAAATAGAGTAGTAGATGGTACAAATGGTGGATTGACTCCTTACATCAATGGTGGTGTTTATTGGAAAATCCGTTTAAGAAAATAATATGGCAGTTCAAGGGAAACCAACGAAAAGTCTAAAAGAAATAATTGCTGAAGAATATCGTAAATGTGCGGCTGACCCCATTTACTTTATGAAGAAGTATTGTGTTATTCAACATCCGGTGAGGGGGAAAATTCCCTTTCACCTTTATCCTTTCCAGGAGGATTGTTTAACGGACTTTAAGGAAAACCGATTTAATATCATCCTTAAATCTCGTCAATTGGGTTTATCAACTCTTTCGGCAGGATTTATTCTTTGGAAAATGATATTCAATCAGGACTTCAACGCGTTGGTTATTGCAACAAAAGTGACGGTAGCTAAAAACCTTGTAGAAAAGGTTAGAGTTATGCACGATTTACTTCCAATATGGTTAAGAGATGGTGGAACGGCGGCAGCTGAAGATAACAAACTATCACTTAAATTAAAGAATGGTTCGCAAGTAAAAGCAATCGCATCATCTCCCGATGCAGGTCGTTCTGAAGCCTTATCACTATTAGTTGTGGATGAGGCGGCATTCATTAGAGATATCGATGAAATTTGGTTATCAGCACAATCAACCCTATCAACGGGTGGTTCTGCTATTATTCTTTCTACACCAAATGGTGTGGGTAACTTCTTCCATAAAACTTGGGTAGCCGGTGAAGCTGGGCAAAATGGTTTCAATTGTATTAATCTACATTGGACTGTACACCCTGAAAGAAATCAAGCATGGAGAGATGAACAAACTCGTATTTTGGGAGTTAAAGGAGCGGCACAAGAATGTGATTGTGACTTTATTGGTTCAGGTGATACCGTAATTGAACCGGCATTATTGAGTTGGTATAAAGATACCTATGTAATGGAGCCGGTTGAAAAGAGAGGGTTTGATAGTAATCTGTGGGTTTGGGAACATCCAAACTACAATAGACAATATATGGTATGTGCTGACGTTGCCCGTGGAGATGGAGCCGATTTTTCAACTGCGCAAGTAATTGATATTGAAGATAGTTCGCAAGTAGCAGAATATAGAGGTAAGATTGACACTAAGGATTTTGGTAATTTCTTAACTTCATTGGCAACCGAATATAACAATGCATTACTTGTTGTGGAAAACTCAAATGTAGGTTGGGCATGCATTCAACAAATTATCAATAGAGGATATCCAAATTTATTCTATATGAGTAATGATTTGAAATACATCGATACAGAAAGACAAATGAGTAACAAATATTATAGAGATGAAAAGCAAATGGTTGCAGGATTCTCCACAACATCAAAAACTCGTCCTCTTATCATATCAGCATTGGATACTTATATGAATGAGAAGGAAATTCTTATCCGTTCTAATAGATTAATAGATGAAATGTTTACATTTATTTGGAGTGGTGGTAGAGCCGAAGCTATGAAAGGATACAATGATGACTTGATTATGGCATTGGCAATCGGACTTTGGGTTCGTAATACTGCACTTCGTTTGAGACAAGAAGGCATTGATTTAACAAAGAGTATGTTGAGCTCGACTACGATACAAAATAACTCGGGAGTTTATGCTACAAACTGGCAACAGGGAAGAAATCCATATGAAATGGAAATAGGAAAAGGGCAAACTGAAAACCTAACTTGGTTACTTCGTTAAGTTTTATATATTTATATGTTGAAACTATTAAAATTAAAAAAATGAAATTAATAAATTTAATTAATCTAAGCGAAGAGCAAGGTCCTTGTTGGAAAGGATACCAACAAATCGGTATGAAAAACAAAGGTGGTAAAGAAGTTCCTAATTGTGTACCTGTAAGTGAAGATATAAATAGTGATGATGATGTAAATTATGGAATAGTAGAACCTGAAGAGGAATACGATGTAGATAATTACGATGATTATGAAGATTTCATCAAATTTATGAGAGGATACAATGAATCTTTGAATGAAGGATGTGCTTGTTTAAAAGAAGCTGAATATCAAGGTAGAAAAGTTCAATTGGGTAAACCAATGGCCGGTGATGTTAAAAAATTCAAAGTTTATGTTAAAAATCCAGCGGGTAATGTTGTAAAGGTAAACTTTGGTCAAAAGGGAGTTAAAATTAAAAAGAATAACCCTGAAAGAAGAAAATCTTTTAGAGCAAGACATAATTGTGAAAACCCAGGACCAAGACACAAAGCAAGATATTGGTCGTGTAGAAAGTGGTAAAATTTGGAAATACAAAAAATTTTACTTATCTTTGTAAATTAATATAAATTAAAAAATGGCAGATAAATCAATATTCGGTAGGTTACAAAAATTATTTTCAACAAATACCATAGTTCGTAAAACGCAAAAAGGTGTTAAAGTAATTGATACAGATGAGTATCAAAATATGACAACAAACCTTGTTGACCGTTATATGAAATTAAAAATCAGTAACTATGGGGTTGGTTCGTTGGAATCATCTTTAGCTTATCAACAAGTAAGAATAGATTTGTTTAGAGATTATGATTCAATGGATATGGACCCGATTTTGGCATCCGCATTGGATATTTACGCAGATGAGTGTACTCCTACGAATGAACATGGTAATGTATTAAAGATACACCACGAAGATGATAATATTAAACAAATTTTAGAAAACTTATTTTATGATATTCTTAATGTAGAATTCAACTTATGGCCTTGGACAAGAAACTTGGTTAAATATGGTGATTTTTATTTACAATTAGAAATTTCAGAGGGATTGGGTATTATAAATGTAATGCCGATGTCTACATATGAAATGAGTAGAGTTGAAGGATTCGATGCAGAAAATCCACAAAGAGTTAAATTTGTATATGCACCATATCAGAATCCATACACTGGAGCATATCAGGCAACTAAAACCGAATATGAGAATTATGAAATCGCTCACTTCCGTTTAAATGGTGATGCAAACTTCTTACCTTATGGAAAATCTATGATAGAAGGTGCTAGAAGAGTTTGGAAACAATTACAATTGATGGAAGATGCTATGTTAATTCATAGAGTAATGAGAGCACCTGAAAAGAGAATCTTCAAAGTAGATGTTGGTAATATTCCACCAAATGAAGTGGATAACTACATGCAGAAGATTATCAACGCATCGAAGAAAGTTCCATTCGTTGATGAAAAAACAGGTGAGTATAACTTAAAATACAATATCCAAAACCTTATTGAAGATTACTATATGCCAGTTCGTGGTAGTGATAATGGTACATCTATTGATACATTAAAAGGGTTGGAATATAATATGATTGATGACCTTAACTACTTAAAGAGTAAGTTAATGGCTGCATTAAAAATTCCCAAAGCATATTTAGGATATGAAGAAGATACCAATGGTAAAGCAACATTGGCATCTATGGATATTCGTTTTGCAAAAACTATTGAAAGAATTCAAAAAGTATTAATTTCAGAATTAACAAAAATTGGAATTATTCATTTATATGCACAAGGAATAGATGATGATAGATTAACTAATTTTACATTAGAACTTACTATCCCATCTAAAATCTATGAGCAAGAACAAGTTGAACTATACACTTCAAAAGTAGCATTGATTCAACAAATGCAACAAACGAAGATGTTCTCTAAAGAATGGATGTATGATTCTGTAATGAAGATGGCTAAGGATGAGCAAGATGAATTAACATTGCAAGTATTAGAAGATACAAAACAAATGTTCAGACTAACATCAATTGAAACGCAAGGTGTAGACCCTGCGAAAGAAACAGGAACTGAAGGTGGCCCAACAAATGTAGAAGAAGAATTGACTAGATTAAAATCGGAATTAGAAACCGAAGGAGAAGTTGGTAGACCTAAAGACCCGGTTAGATATGGTAAAGATGACCATCCGGAAGGAAGAGACCCGTTGGGAATAAAAACTCTAAAACAAAAAGAAGGTTCTGTTGCTTATAAACCAAGAAAGAGTTCATATTTTGAAATATTTAAAGATATGGATGGTAATAAAAAGAAGATTTTGACAGAAGATTTAATAAAAGAGTAATAAACCAATATAAAAATATATTTATATCTGACAAATTATAAAATTGATGAAAAAAATAAAACATTCGAAGTTTAAGAATACTGGATTTATATTTGAATTACTTGTAAGACAAATTACATCAGAAATTATGTCCTCTAATAAATCAGTAGCGGAAGGTATTTTAAAAGAACACTTTAATTCGAAAAAAGAATTATCTAAAGAATTAAAATTATATCAATATTTGATTAATGAAAAATACAATTCAGAATCTAAAGCTGAAAAATTCATTGATACTATATTAGAAGCTCGTAAAAGATTAGACGAGAAAAAACTTACAAAGGAAAAGTATAATCTTATCAAAGAGATTAAAGATACATATGGTTTAGATGAATTCATCAAATCTCCTATATCAAATTATAAAACATTAGCATCTATATACAAAATATTTGAAGTAGCTACTACTGAAGAACAATACGAACCAACTGATATTGTAAATTCACGTTTTACTATTGCAGAAAGTATTATAAATTCCTCGATTCAAAATAAAGAATCAAAAGTTAAAGATGCAGTTTTAGAAGAATATAGAAAGCAAGATGAAGATTTAAGAGCAGTATCTTATAAAATATTAGTAGAATCTTTTAATAACAAATACAAAAATTTATCAAAAGAACAAAAAGGATTATTGAAAGAATATATCAATAATATCAATAATACTGGTAAATTGAATGAATATGTTTCAAAGGAAGTAACTGATTTAGTTAATTCATTAAAAGAAGTTGGTTCTAAAATTTCTGATAAAGTAACTAAAATAAAATTAGCAGAAACGATATCTAATATTAGAAAGATAAAGTCTGTTAAGAAAATTAAAGAACAACATCTATCAGCGATGATGATGAGTTACGAATTATTAAAAGAATTAAAAGATAGTTTAAATAAATAAAAAATGACAAATTATAAAATTTTTAACGCAAAAGAATTCGTAGCAGCAGGAGCTGGTACATCTGGTTCGTTGGATAGAGCTTGGGGTGTAATGAGAGGAACGGCTGTATGTTCGGGTTCAGTAACATTGGAAGGCGTTGTAGATAATAATGTAAGTGGTACATTTGCACAAACAAATAACCATTCTACAATAAAATTAGAATATTTGGCAGTAGGTGAACCAATTCCATGCTATGTTAGAAGTATTACAGTAACAGCAGGTTCAGCATATTTATTAGCATAAACATATAAACAATGCCAGCACAATCAAAAGCACAACAAAGATTTATGGGTATGGTTCATGCAGCTCAAAAAGGTGATATGGAAAACCCATCTCCAGAAGTTTCTAAAGCAGCAGACTCAATGTCTGATAAAGATGCTAAAGATTTTGCTTCAACTAAGCATAAAGGATTGCCAGACCATGTTAAAGAAGTAGTAATAAACGAATTGAGAGGAGTTAAATCCATTCAAAACGATTATATGAAAACCGTTGATGCAATTGCACAAACTTTGGAATTGTATAAAAAATCAAAAGGAACTCCTAATGAAAAGAAAGCAGTAGAAAGATTAAAACAACTACAAACCTTAAAAAAGAAATTTGCAGATGAGTTAGATGCAAAAGTTAGTGGATTGTATAAGGATGTTGAACTAAAAGCCGATGTAGATGAGATGAACACATCAGGTGCAGCCGGTCCATATAATACTCCATTTGCATTTGGTAAACCCGAAAGTGAGGAAAAGAAAGGTAAAAGACAAGCAGATTTAACGGGATATAGTGTAGTTAAGGAAAATCGTTGGTTAGCATTAAAAAATGAAGAATCATCTGCACAAGCTAAAATAGGTAAAGGTATATCTAATATCAATAAACAATTAGCAGAAATGGAACAATTTCTTAATTGGTACGGAAAAATTAAGAATGAAAGTGGTGTAGATAATAAAAGTTATTGGAAAAGAACAAATAGTCATATTTATAGTATAAAAGAAAGACTATTAAAGTTGGACCAAAAAATTAGACAAATTTCAGAATAATGAAAGTATCTCAATTAAAAGAACTTGTTAGACAAGTAGTAAAAGAAGAACAAGATTATCAGCAACTATTTAAACATATGTTGGATAAGACTGGTAAGGATATAAATTCTATGAGCGATGATGATA